GCTTGTGCTGCCGGTGATAAGAATTTTCATTGTGTACCTTCAGTTGGGACGAACTAGGGTGCCACCCGAAGATGACACCCCAGCTTTCCGGTTAGAACGGAGGCTCAGGAGCTCCCTGGGGGATGACTGCTGGGGCTTCCGCGTACGCTTGCACGGGGACCTCAAGAGCCATAGGAGTGTTTACAGGGGGCGCCACGGGGGGCGGAGCAGCAACTACCGGCGCAGGAGCACCCTGGGGCGCAGGAGCACCCTGGGGCGCAGGAGCACCCTGGGGCGCAGGAGCCGGGGCAGCAGCCGGGGGTGCAACAGCACCAGGCACGGGTGCCACGGCCGTTCCCGTTGTGTAGTACTTCTTGATTTCGTTCCTTGTTTGGCCATTGTAGACTTTTGTTCCTACGTTGCCTCGGAAACGACGACCAGACATAGCAGAAGAAATCTGCTCCGGGCTAGGCCCCTGGTCAAAGAAGCCCTCTTTGTTGAGCCCCATTGCGGCCATTTGGCTGAAGAAGATTGCCAAGGCAGTCTTGTTCTCGGGGGAGATAACAAAGTTATCCCAAACAAGACGCTTGTCATGTGCCCCGCCCGACACCTGGGCCTTCATGGAAAACATGATCTTTCCCGTTGAGGTTGTCTTCAGTGGTGCTTCGACTACGACAAATTCGTAGTCTCCGCTCGGAATAGGGGTGTAATCCCCTCCTCCGTCTTTTGAATCCTTGATCATTTGTGCCCAATCAAGTGTACTCATAATTGTCTCTCTTTCTTTCTATTCACTTGCTATCTGAATCGGAGCCGGTTTTGGTCCGAAGATGTTGTTGATCATTGTCTCAATACTGAGACTGTGCTGCTCAACAATTGCGCCCAGGCGCCCCTGAACACGTTCACCTGCTTCGTACTGGTTAGTACGCTCGACGTACATACGACGAACTTTGTGCGGGGCACCAAGTGGGTCGGCGTTAGGAATTTCCTCGATTACCAAGGCACCGAGGATATCGTAAAGATACGGTGCCTGGATAGCGAGTTGCCCCTGCAGGTACGGACGGTGCTTACCGTCCTGGCCCACGCGAGACATTGCTGTAAGAACAACAGCCTCAAGCGGGTTGGTGGGGTGCATGGTCAGGTCACGAAGGTCACGAAGAAGCCCACCCATGTGACGAAGAAGTTCGCCCCACTGTTGCATCTTCATTTGTTCGTTACCAGCAATGCTGTCCACGCACTTGACCTGGAGCTCCGAGATGGAGTCAATAATCAAGCTCTTGAAATGATGGTTACCTTGTTGCAACCATTGGTAGGCTTTGAGAACCGTGTCGTAGTCACGTACAGTGACAACAACGGTATCCCAAGTCCCATCCGCGATAGGTGGTTCTTCGCGGAGCGGGTCCCAGTACTTGACAACGATGGGGAGGAACCTATGTCCACCCTCAACATCAAGCATAAGACGTGGATACGGCGCGGTGACAGCAAAGGATGATTTACCAACCTTCGACTCACCGTAAACCATGACGGTCAGAGACCGCTGGATTTCACTCATGTTCTACTCGCTTCCTTTTTTCTCTTGGTCCCCATAGTACGCATACGGGTCGCCTTCGTCGTACAGTTCCTCAATCGCTGGCTCTGCGGCAGAACCGTCATCGACCAACGTGCATACATTGAAGAATGGACACTTCCACTTGCAATCACGACTAGGTCGTGGGTACACGTGGTAAGCAGGATTTTCTCCACCCTCCAGAGCGGTACGGACACGCATCATGTCAGCCACCGTCCCGTGGATGCGGTCCCAGAAGGACCGCATGGTAAAGATGTTGTGACGTATCTCGAACTGGTCATAGAACGGGGGGCGAGCAGCAGTAGTGCGACGGACCTTCTTTAGCAATGTAAAGATTCCGCCTTCGGAGCGCTCCCCCTCTCCGTTCTGGTGTTGCTCGAGCAACATGTACGTCATAACTTGTTCGTTCATAGGGGCAAGCTGAGCAAAGTCACTCAGGGAGCCCCCCACAGTTTTGAAGTCACGGAACATGCGGACACCATCAGCCTTGCGCCGAACACGCATGTCTAGCTTCCCTTTGAGCTCAATCTCCCCATTGAACATGGGCATAGAGATTATCTCCTCTGTGGAAATCATTTCAAGTTCGGAGTCGATACCCTCTTCTTCAACCCACTCAAGGTATCCATCTAGCATGATGCGACCCAGCTCGGCTTCCTTTTCGAGGGTATCCACATCACGAAACTCTGCAAGGAGGATAATTTTCTCCTCCTCAACCAGTCCAGCGTACGCCTCAAGGAGAGGCTTTCCGGTGGAGTAATACTGGTCGAGCGCTTCGTGCACTCGGCTACCGAGGGCCAGGGCCCCTGTGTACTGTTTCTGCTTAGGCTTGAGTCGACGGTAGTACTGGAACCACCACTTCCTTCGGCAGTCTTTGAACGTCTGAATTTCTGAGTTACTGATACTCACTGGTACACTCATTTTTTTGCGTCCCTTTCTTCCTTAAGCATGGCTAAAAGCTTGTCACGGTCGCGGACAACCTCATCAAAGCTATCGGCCTTACTGCCGAGAACGTCGATAACCCTGTCTTCGATTGTGTTCTCGGTGACGTAGTCGGTCACGATGATTGAGTCGTGAATCTCTGAGCCGATACGGTGCACACGGTCGATAGCCTGCTTGTAGTCTACAAGGGACCAAGGGCGCTGGAGCATGATGAGACGGCGAGCCGCTGTCAGGGTGATACCCACGCCACCAGCTTTGTCGGTGTAAAGAATCCACTTAGTGAGACCGCTCTGGAAATCATCCACTGCCTTTTGACGCTCGTATTCATTTTGCATTCCAGTGATGAGTCCATGCTTGATATCAGCTTTTGTCAAGGCAGCACTGAGGAGGTAAATAAGTTGCCGGGAGACAGCACACACTGCAACTGAGTCCTCCCCGAAGTCATTAGCTTTGATGTCCGCCATGACCGCATCAACTTTGCAAGAGGGGCCAGACAGAAGAACTTTGTCCCTCCCTGTTGCCGGGTTGAAGGACAATTCCGCAAAGGAGCTGGCGAACTGCAAAAGCCTTGTTGTCTGTGTGAGCACACTGGGCGCGGTGACTATGTCGCCCCCTTCGACCTCGGCTATCATCGTGTCCCGCATCTGGACGTAAGTCTTTTTTTGTTTCGTGGACATCTCTACGTCACGACGCTCGAATACCATTTCTGGCAGCCAAGGGAGAACTATCTTTTTCAGCATACGACGCATGTACGGATTGACAGTTGCGTAGAACTCTTTTTGCATCTGTGGCTTCACACCGAGAACAATCATCCCACCGAAAGCATTGAGCATTACATCGACCATGCGGTCAATCCATTTGGTTTTGCTGGGCCAGTTCTCCGGGGAAATCCAGTGCAGGATACTCCAAAGGTCTACAACGTTGTTGGCGATAGGGGTTCCGGTCAGGGCAAACCTAATATCGGCTTTCCCCGTGGCGGCCCACAACGCCCGGGACTGCTTGGACTTGGGGTCTTTGGAGCGGTGAATCTCGTCGGCGACAACAGCTTTGAAATCTATATGATTCAGCTCACGCAAGTGGACCTCGCATCGTGTGATGGTGGTGCTTTCGTCAAGCCCCCCACACTCTACGCACCTAACCAACCCAACGGAGCCGTATGGCGCCAGCCGGGAGTGCCCACGTAGGCCCTCCCAATTTATGATGATGACATCTAAGTTGCTCTCGGTAGCAATCTGGAATTGCTTTTTGCGCTGAGCTGCAGTGCCTCTAATAATTTGAGTAGTGACTTCGGGCCACCATTTCTCAAACTCACGTTGCCAGTTTCTCTTCAAAGTACTGGGGCAGACAATCATTGCAGGGAATACGTCTTCGCCCTGCTCTTGCATAAGCTTCAAGGCACGAATAGCCTGGGCAGTCTTGCCCAGTCCCGGCTCATCGGCCAATAAAGCACGTCTGGCAACCGCCAGGAAGGCGACTCCGGCCCTTTGGTGGGGGTAGAGGTCTTCGTCCCCCGGGTAGTTCTCAAGGTCCCTGAGGGTCATAGCGGGCTGTACACGCGTGTTTACGTGGTCCTGTGCCCATGCTGTAAGCAAGGGGCCAAGCGTCAAATCAGTGAGAAAAGTGGACCGAAGAGCTAGACAGCTTGTCCAGCTCAGGGGCACACGCCACACTTTATCCTTAGTGGACCAGGCGGAACCCGGAATACTCTTGCACAACTCTTTGTAGCGCCATTCGGCGTTGATGATGATATGGGTGTTGTTGCTATCTAGCTCGACCAAAACCATGGGGTGTACCTCTCTACGTCATTACTGTACCACACTCTAACACTTTTTTATGTTAGTAAGAATTTTTTGTTAGTTACTCCCCAACACCCTGCAAAAGCGCCCTGGGCTTCCACCGGTAAACGGTAACCGCCAGTAGTAGGGCGTGTCGAATTGCGTCCAAAGCGTGCCCTTTGCCACCAACATGCCACTGTTCCAGGGTGTGTAGGGCCGTATTGGGGAACATGTTCTTTGCGTCCGCCGGGGTTTGCAATCTGATTTTCTCGACAGGGAAGCCGTAGTCCCGGCATATCTGCTTGAGAACACCAATTTGTTCCAAACTGTACGGGGCTTGGGCTTTCTTTCCGGTCGCGGTGGTGATGGTGAATCTTTCGCAAGCCACCTCAAACTGGTCAAACGCCTCCCACCTAGAGATAAAATCCCTAAGTGGGGTTGCGTACTCGTCGGGCCCGACCTCCCCAGAGTAGTCGATAACAGGGTCTTCGCCCTCCACACCCGACCACACCATAAAAACGACACCGCTTGCGAGCCCCGGGTCTACGGCCAAAATAGCTTTTGTTGTTTTCATTAGTACTTATCTCCCCACGTTTCGAGGGGGCCGTCTACACCCGCAGTTAGCGGAACAGCCCACCCCTCGGTTGTTGTCATACACTCCTGTACGACTCTTTTGATCTCTTCTACGTCCCCACGTGGGGCTTGTAGTACAATCTCATCGTGCACGGGCACGATAAGAAACTCTGTAAGGTCCGCCTGGTCAAGTCGCACCAGACTGGATTTGAAGACTTCTGCGGCACCACCCTGGATAAGGTAGTTCACCAGGGAGTATGTGCGGTCGTCGTCACAAGGCACACGTCGCCCGGTCCAGGTGTTTACATACCCCTGGCCTTCGGTCCTTAGCCGGTCCTCGCCCACGTCGGAAACTTTATTTTGGAATCGAGTCATACCCGGGTAGTTCTCGTCAAAGGAATCGGACACAGCCTGCATCTGCTCCTTCGATACGCCCGCAGTCTCGGCCTGTTTAGCCACACCAGCCCCGTACAGCCGTCCGTAGACAACGCCCTTAATAAGACCCCGCCTTTTATCGGCTTTTTGCATTGTGGGGTCCTCGTAGACCTGACGGCCAATCTCAGTGAACGGGTCAGACCCCTCAGCGTCGGCACGGTTGAAAAGGTTGATGAGGTTAGCGTCCCCCGACATTGAGGCAAACATACGGAACTCAACCTGGTCAAGGTCCGAAGTGATGATTACGTGGTCCTCGTCTTTGGGGATAAACGCCCGCCGGACAAGGTCATCGCCCTTGGGGAGAGTCTGTAGCGCCGGGTTTGTGATGGACATCCTCGAAGTCCGAGCTGCCATAGTGTTGATGGATGGATGCAGGAACCCGTTGTGGCTCTGCTCCATAAAGTTTTTGAAGTACGTGTTGGCTAGCTTGGCTGCTTTGCGCTGTTGCAGGACTGCTTTAGCCAGCTCTTGCACATCAGAGTTCCCCTGGACAAGTAGCTTCTCGATCTGCTCCTTACTAGCTGACTTCTGTCCCGTGGGTGTGTGGTCCTCAATGACCGCCCCCAGGCTCTCAAGTGTTCTGACCAACTGGACGTTACTAGTGATCAAAGAGTTGTACTTGTTGTACGCCCAGCTCTTTGTGCGCTCCGTGTAGTCAATCAGCTCTTCGTACTTCCTCTCGGAGTACTCAATATCTACTTTTGCTCCATTGAGCTCCATGCGAGTGGAAATCCGACGAGTAGCCATTTCAAGTTCGTAAGCTTGGTGGTATATCCCACCGGGACCACATTTGTCGTAGAACAAGTGGAATAGTCTGGTGGTAAGAATTGTGTCGAGAGCCCCGTAGGCCCAGTAGGGCTGAAAGTCGATAGGCACTGTACCCCACGACCAACCATTCCTAGACATCTCTTCATCCAGTTGGACCTGCATCCGAGCAGCTCTGCCGTCGATAAGTTTTTCAGCGAGGGGCTTGAGCCCTGCAGGAGACACGGGGTCAAGAATCTTCGCCATAAGCATTGTATCGTGTGCGCGGTCCCAGGGGATTTCCCACTCTGACTGAAGAGCAAACCACTTGGCTTCGAAAGCAATGTTGTGGAAAATCACGGAACCGGTGTAGCTTTTCATTCCTTGGTAGAAGACACCCTTCCAGCTATCCCAGGGGAGTGCCCACGCTTGCTCGGCGTCTCCAACCTGCACAAGGCGGATACGCCCGAGCCACGGGGACAGTGCGTCTTTTCTGTCGTTACCGTCGAGCTCACCTGTTTCAATGTCTACAGCGACAGCGTCTAGTGGGCGTCGCTCGCCGAGCCAACTGAGGAACTCCCCGGCAGTCTTGTAGTCGTCTACGAGGTGCAACTTGATTTGGGAGAGTGCTGAAATTTCTTGTGTCATTAGCGTCCTTATCGTTGGAGAACTTAGTATAGCCTACTACGGAATCATTTCGACTCTATAGACCAAGTCAATATTTGCGTCCTCCGCTGACGCCTGTTCCAGAAGTCTCTGAGCAACATGTGTCAGGTACCTTGCCCCATTGTGGTCCTGTTTGTACAGCGCGTCAAGTACCGGACCGGCGTGGTCACTGACTTGCGCCCAGGTTCGGTCTTTCTCCGGAAAAAGAAGTGGCAGGTCCTCACTGGGGTTGCACTCGTTACACGGGATTGCTTCATCTCTAAGTTCTGTGGGGTGCACCTCAGAGAGTCCATACTTTTTTACCAGGAGGCAAGTTGAGCTGTGAAAAACTCTAGAGACACCGATACGGGAGAGAATGTACTTTCCGGTCTCGGTGCGGTACAGTTTGAACTCAATCCAGCGGTAGGAGTCCCCCCGATGAGAAGAGGACTCTCCCAGGAGCTGTCCACTGAACTTGAGAGTGCGGGAGCCGTCTTTTACTTCGTACATTAGTTTTTATCCTTCTCTTGAGACGCCTCTGCTTCAGCGTCAAGCAGTGCTTGGTAGTTGTAAACAAGTTTTTTGGCGTCCTCTGAGAGGGAATCGTAGGCGGCTCTGGCCTGACCATAGTTTTCGTCGTCAATGTGCACAATCACCACGGAAGCGTGCTTAGCCTGCTCTTGCATGTGCAAGAGATAAGCCTCCGTTCTTTCATCATAATTTTCGTAGAAAATGTACTCCCACCAAAGAGTAATCTCAGCCCGCCCCCACTCTGCTTCTTCCCAGCCAATAATTGCCCAGGGGTGCCTAACCTCAAGCTCTTCCAATGGGATAATTTTCATTGTATTAATTTTTTCGTCAATATACATAAGAATGTTTTTCATGTGTTCATAGATAAGCTCGGCTGACAACTCTCTACGCTCCTCTTCATTGCCGAAATTCAGGGCAGTGTGTAGGCTCTCTCCGGAGTCAGTAGTAAATACTTTGCATATGTAAGGACGCTTTTCTGCTTTGTAAAAATTTGCGGTGTAGCTTATCATTTTCTGTCCTTTAATTTTTGAACTTCTTCTCTCAAAGAGTCTAGCTCAAGTTGCTGGGCCCTAAGAAGCTCTACGGTAAGTACAGACAAAAGCCCATAGTCAAGAGCGATAGGCGCATGATTTTCGTCGTACACAACAATCTCACTTACACCTGCTTCTTCAACTTCTTCCGCCAGGTAGCCGTGCATCCAGTCTCGGTTGCGCTCTTTCTGAATTTTGTCGACCAACGGAAGGTACTTGTACTGCTTGAGTCTTAGGTTTAGTATTTTTTTGGGGTCAATTTCATAATCAGTAATGCTGGTTTTGTGCTTTTTTGTCGACGTTGTTACCCCCTCTGTAATCCCCCTGGCGTTGAGTATGTGGCTGTGTTCACCTGACCCAAACCTGCTGTGGGCCCCGCCAGTAATATTCTGTGTGTTTCCCACAAACACATGCCTGTGGCTCGCTGGTGGCACTTGGTTAGAGCCTGTGCCAAAATCTACATCTATGCGGGTCCCCGCGGAGAAGTAAGTAGTGGAGAGCCCCAGGCCCGAAAGTCTGATAACGTTATTTATTTTGCTCTGAACCTCGGGGTCGAGCTTGGGCTCCGTAACTGCACCGTTTGCCAACTGGGTCGTCCCCACAGACCCCGAGCCAATTTTTGTCCGGGTAACGGAGCCAGTTTGCAGACTAGCGTTCCCCACCGAGTCCCCCTGTA